TGGACATGTCAGCCGCTTTATCTGTAGGCAGTCCCATGCTCACTGCCATATCTCCAAAAAGCGCACTCATATCAAGTGCCGTCCCTTGCGCTATGCCTGAAGCCTCCAGCGTCTTTTGTGACCACGCTTCAACTTCGCTTGCACTCTCATCGAAAACTTCATTGACCTTGTTCAATGACTCGTTGAAATCACTTGCAAGCTTTATTCCGGCTGCGCCTGCCGCCAATATGGGAACCGTAAATCCAACAGCCATGGTAGCGCCCACAGTTTTAAGTGAACTGCCCAGCCCTGTGAGCTTGTCCCCAAGACTTGCACTCTGACTTTCAAGCACTCCGAGTTGCATGCCTGCCGTCTTGAGCGCCGAGCTATATTTACTTGTGTCCATATCAAGATACGCAACTACCGTACCTGCATCTATTGACATTTGTTCACCTCCCTATTGGGAGCCAGGGGCCACTAGAGCCCCTGCATCCATTTGATTGTATCGCTATTATTCTGAGAATTTACTTCATCCACCCAAGTTGGCGTGTTTACGAAATTTCCTTCTTTATCTCGTTCCTCAAGCATTTGCTGAATGTAGAAACACGCCTCATCAAAGCAAAAAGCCGTGTATTCATCCTCTATTCGAAGAATCCTACTCGGCTTTTCGTTGTACATCTTGCTTTGATCCAGTATCCTCACTATCTGCTTGCTTTGGACGAAACCTTTCAAGCCCTGCGGACCCCGCTTGCGTATAGCTTATTATCGCCATTAGCTGCTCATCTGTTAGCTCTAAGCCCGCTTCCTCTATTTGCTCCACAGTTGGCTCTGCAAGGGATTCCTCGGCTATAATTCTCGCTATGCTGTACACCTCTTTGATGTCCACATCGCCGCTCACGCCCTTGCTGAATACTTTCTGTGCGCTTCCCAGCATTGAATTTGGTATCTTGCCTTTTGACGCAAGACCCAGCAGGGAAGGCCTTTTCAATCTTGCTATGAACGGTTCATCGTCCCACCCTGGGAGTTGCTCCATGCAACCCAGCGCTTTCTTTTTCAGTTCGCCTAAGCTAGTTATTTTAAGTGCTGTACTCATATATTAATTCCTCCTATTATGCTGGTAGCGTGTCTAAAAAGTCGATTGCTACTGGCTTTTCGTTCTTTTTGGCTCTTGACTCCATTGCGAGTTTTGAGGCTGTGAACTTGCCATCTTCAAACTGGTAATCAACCGGCTTGCCCTTGCAGTGCTTGAATGCAAACTGGGCATATCCAAGTACGCTGCCGTCAGTATCCTTCTCCTCTGTGAAAATGTTCAATGTGAACGGGGTTCTCGATACCGCCACTCCTTGAGTTGGAGCTTCGTATTTTGTCACTTTGGTTGTTTCTACAGGATCGAATGTAAGTGTTCCTCCATCTATCAAAGCAAAAAGTTCCGGTAACATAACCGCTGACTCAAGATCCAAGTCATATCCAACAACTATGTCCTCCGTCCTGTCGAGGCCTAGTATTTGATTTTTTACTCTGAGTATCTCCTCTTTCCCCTGAGATATCTTTGGTTTAGCAGTAGCCTTGTCGCTTGTGCCCATTCTATATGTCTTTGGCGTGGTTTCCTCTGTAATAACTTCCACCCTTACCACGTTGACAAGGGGTTTTCCTGTCAAATTTATTGCAGCCATCGGCATTACCTCCTATATTTTCTTAAGTATTTGATATTGCAGGCTAGTCGTGTAACCCTGCTTTTCTTCTTCCATCAGCACTGGCGTTTCGTAGCCTGTGAATCTTGCCTCAGGTATTTCCTTCATGGCGCTGCGGATGCTTTTCACATAATCGCCCAGCGTGCTATATTTGCCTGCAGGGTGGTATATTATTACATCCATGAGCGCATAGCCTACTTGGTTTGTACCTGCAAAAGCATTGGAGCCTGAGTCCTTGAGAACCACATAAGAGCTCGCGCAAAGCCCTGTATGCTGTCCTGGGCTATACACCGCAAAACCTTTAGCCTTGAGATGCAAATATATCTTCTTCCACATGTTGCCACCTACTTTTCAAGTATCTTGTGCATGCCTTCAAGCATCTTCTTGCTGTTAGCTTGAATGGTAGGCCATAGAATCGCGTATTTCTTCTCGTGAGCAAATTCAAGGTATTCAAAGTAATCCGTATTGCCGCTAACGAATACCCTACATTTTGAACCTTGCCACTCCTTGCCACCTTTAATAGTTGGCCTCGCTAGTGGCTGCCTGTCTGTCCAAGGCCTGTTTGCCTTTGCTTCCCTCTCCAGCTTCTTGCCTGCGGCGTCACAATACACACCTACAGCAGCCTTCATTTTAATGTCAGCCTCTCCAAGCCCTTTAAGCAGGCCTGATGTATCAAGTTTTAACCCCATCTACATCACCTCCAGTGACATGTTGAAATAAGCATTTTCAAACTTACCGAGGTCGGTAATCTTGTACTGGATGCCGTTGTACTCAAAATAATCTCCCGACTGAATCTGCAACGTATCATCGTCAACCCCCGTCAGAAGCCTATACGCTGCTTCACCCGCTGCCTTTACAGTCGAGCCAGCAGTGTCTATTTTGATTCCCATGTACTTGTCCTGCTTATAAAAATAACCTGCAATGATAATCCCGAATGGACTCTCTACAGGCTCGCCAAACTCATTTTCGCCATTCCTGAGGACACTCACAAGCCCGCCAACTTCTTTGATTATAGCTTTGATTTCCTGTGCTGATATTTGTTCTACGTTCATATTTCATCCACCCTCATCATCGAGTAGAATCCGCCTCCATTAGACGTCCGGAACACATCCATAAGACCCGTCGCTTCCATTTCCGTGATTATATCAGCATATGCTCCTGCCTCTATAGCAGCTGCTATCTTTCTTCTCATCTCTCCAGCTATGGAAAGCCAGTATTCACGATTTGATGGCTTCTTAAGTCCTCCTGGAAGCTCTATGCTGTCCACTCTACTTTTAGCCACCAGACCCTCATATACCGCAAGGTCCTGAGCATTTAGGTTACTTTCCAAGAGCATTGCAATTTGCGCATCAGTAAAGAACGGCCATTTGTCCTCCAACAGCTTGAATTTGATATATGCAATAGCACTAATCTTTTGCTCGTCAGTTAGGATTCTCACTTGGCATCATCCGCCTTTTTAGCAGGCTTCTTAGATGAGCTGCTATCAGGCACAGCCTTTGTTAACTTGCTTTCAATCTTTACTTCTGTCGCGGTTTCTTGAGGCGCGTCTTCTTTATTGTGGTATCTTCTCAAAAGCACTTCTTGATCACCTCCGTCAAAAAGAAAAAGCAGGGACTAGCCCTGCTTTAATTTAGTTTTTGCAGATAAACTTGACTACCTTGCTTGGGTTAGCTAGAGCCGCCACATAGTATTCCGAAGCCGCTAGGACAGTAGTTCTCTTTAGAATATCCCTATCGTCCTCTATGTTAGCCTTTGCCTTCAGGTATATAGCAAGCGCCCCTGGCTTAACTATAAGATTTGTGTATTTTCCAGTTACATCATCGTATGGCACTTTGTTTGACGCAACCACCTGGCATCCAGCCAGTTCCCCAATCGTTCCTTTTAGGAGCACATTGTCCCCAAGATCTGAAGCCCTTATAAAGTTCTCGTCTTTTCTAAGCCTAGTCTTTTGGCTCGGATGTATAAATAGTATCCTAGCTTCGTCGTCTTCCTCCTGGAACTTATCCACCGCATCTACAACTGCAGTGTAGGTTATGAAGTTGTTAGTAACTTCCGCGGATATGTCATGAGTAAGAGTTGCCGCCGCAAGTGCTGTCACGCAATCGGAATCTATTTTGTCGTTTATGGACATGACTATCTGGTTCTTAGCTTCCCCTAGCGGGTCTCCATATCCCGAGTTCACGGCTTTGTCTGTTATCTCCACCGCTTTACCGGCCTCTTTTATGGTAGCCGTCTTTGTAGTAGTTTCAAGAACCACCGTACCCATTGCAACGCCCTCTGTAAGGTCGTCAGCCTCACCCACGTAGTTGTATGCCGGGATTGTTATCGTTGTTCCTGGCTGCCCTTGAAGCGTAGTGTCTACACTCGCTATTGGTGCAAATTTAAGCTTGCTTGGCAACTCTGCCGATACCATATCCGCCATAACCTGCGGATTCACCATGTTCGTTAACGCAGTTGTTCCTGTGGCGAACAGCTGTAGTTTAATATTAAATAGTTTACTCATTTAAATTCCCCCTAGTCGTTTAATTGTTTGTACAGCTCTGGATTCTCATTATAGAGACTCACTCTCTCGTTGTAGCTCATTTTGCCGAATTGCTCTTTTGTTACTCCTGTTTTTCCATTATTCCTGCCGAAGTTCCCTGCGCCACCTGTGCCGCCGGCATTCTCAACTTCAAACAGATATGAGTCAGATTCCTTAAGCTTGGATATCTGCTCATCAAGGCCTGTCAGCTTATCCCCGTCAAGCTTAATGCCTTCAAGGTCAAGCAGAGCTTTTACAGCTTTGGTATTCTTGACTTTCCCATCCTTCAAGGCGCTTTCGAGTGCAAAAGAAAAAGACTGATCGGCTATTTTCTTTTCATAGTCCGCTGCAGTCTTTGTGTTAGCGCCTTCAAGCTCCTTGATTTTGTTTAGCAGTTCCTCGTTGCCTTGGGCTTTGCCTTTGAGTTCTTCAAGCTGGGTAGTCCTTTCATCAAGCATCTTCTTGTATTCCTTCTTCTGATCGTTTACTTCATCGAAACGCTCTTTCGGCACATATCCCTTATAATTTGCTTCAACCGCTGCTCTTATATCCTCAAATTTGTCTGCAAGCCCTAGTCTCTCAAGTAGTTCTTTAAGCCAGTTCATTCCATTACCTCCAATAGTCTATTTTCACTTTTTAACGTGCCAGTGTACCACGATAGAATACTTCTCTTTTACGCCTGAACTTTTAGAAGGCGATAAAAAAGACACCTTCATTCGAAAGTGCCTTGTCATCATTTGAATTGTGCTGCTACAAACTCTTTCAGAATCTCGTAGCCTAGTCTCCCAAGCTTATCGGATACTAGCTTGAGTTTCTCGCGCCCCGAAAGGTCTCTTGCCACCTCAAGCTTTCTCTCAACATACTCGATACCTTCTCTTGTTGGCATTACACCTTCCATCAACAGCGCCTTAACCTTTTCTGCAAGCCTCGTCCCCGGAGGACATGTCACAAGGCCGTCAATCAGCCCCTCATTTTGGAGCTTCAGCAATGCAACTCTGAATGCAAGGCTGTCCATATCCAAGCTTTTGAAATTGACATTCTGCATATTAGGTATGTCTTTTTGATACTCTGAGTATATTGCAAACAGCACTTGATGTTTGATATCCAGTTCCACGCTATCACTCCTTACTCTCCCACATGCCACCACCAATTTTCTTTTGGCTCTTTGTGAGTTTTATATTCGATTTTCATCAAATGTTTATGAGCTAGTTCGCCTTTTGATTTAAGCTCATCGTCTGCTTCCTCAACCCTGCGAAGCTCTTCGCTGTTTAACTCTGATATGATTTTTTCAAGTTCATCCCTAACCATCAAAGTGTCTACAAGTTCAAATGGGCTTACTTTTTCAAAGTCTTTAATCCCTCCGATGTACGAAATTACTTCTCGCCTTATTTCCACATCAATACATCTCCTTTAGCTTGCCAAGCAACTCATATCCCTTTCCCTTATTCACATAGTTATCGAATTTTTCGGGAGGGAATGCTGTTTCCATAGTTCCTTCCTGAGACATCATTACTATCCACTCGCCATCACTGAAAACAACGTACTTATCAAGATATCTATACACATCGGCTTCCTTGTTATCAATGATACCCAGTATTTTGTCATTGTAATCCTGGGCTGTCCAGTTATCTGGTATGTGTTTTCTTATCCTTCTTGTGGATACGTGTTGCTCTAGCTTACCACTCTTCCATTTAGGTCCTTCAGCTAAAGTCTTTTCTCTAGCCACTATAATCCTATTCTTTTCTGTGTTCAACTCAGACCATGGCATATCAAAGTAGCTATCTTTGAAAACTCCCGCTTTATGCAAATAGTATTTATGGGTTCCCAGGACAGCCTTCTTGTAACTGTCGTTGCGCTTGTCGAACCAATCCGCATAGGATTCCCTCTTTCTGAACTTGTAGATGTCGCCATCTTGTTTCCCGCCTCCTGCAAACTCTCTGCCAAATTCGCCATACCATCCATCAAGCGTTGGGTTGCTTTCACCTCTTACCCACCGCCCTAACTCTTCGCCTATTTCGTCAAAGTCTTTGGGTATGTATGCTGCCTGCGTGCATAGGCACATCGGATGCGGAAGTGGCACTTTGTCCACCGGGAATATTCCTGTTCCTAAACCCTCATCATGCTTTGCGTACTCGTCGCAAACGTCGGGGCCAAAAGGTTTTATCTGTCTCTCGTAATGAGAGTTGGACAGCATCCACTCTACCCCTTCGACAAACGGGTTCTTAGCATAGCTTTTCATGTTGGTGTTGAAAAAGGCATGATTTATGCTCGTTCTCGCCATCCTCTGGGCGTTGTAGTCTATCTGCTTTCTAGTATTCGGGTAGACATTCGACCACTCCCAATCCTTCTTGGCTTCTGGATCCAGATACACCTCAAGATCTTTTGCTAAGTCGTAAGCTGATTTCTTCTCTGCTATGCCTCTAGCTATGATGTAATCTATGTCCTTTTCCATGCCCTTTGTGTCTGCCCATATCCTCTCTGACAGACCCATGCGGTCCTTGTACATATTGCCCGAGAGTATTTCGTTCATGGCGTCTTTTGGCACTCTTGAAAAAGCGTCTCTGAACGTTTCGCCAAGTCCTAAGCTGTACTTTACGTCTATTTCTTCAAGGAATGACAACTGCGACTTTACTGCAGCGTTTGCTGCATCCTCTATTACCTTCTTATTTTTCGAGTAGAGCTGTTTTCTGACTTCCTTCAGTTCTGCATCTATTGCTTTCTTGTAGTCGAGCATGAAGCGCTCAGTTAGACTTGCCCTTTTTGCGCCCACAGCTTTCCTCTCAAGCGATTTCGAAACATCCTTGAATATTTCATTTATCTCATTATGAATCGCCCTTGTGAGCCTTGTTCTTTCGCTCTGGGCTTGTTTCATAAGTTCCTTGTATCTTTTGCTGGCCATTACTCACCAGCTCCCTCGTCAAGTCCTTTCATGTACGAATCTTCAAGAAGGTTCTTCTCAAGCGCTATCTGCTTTAGCTCTTCTTCAGCCTGCTTATCATCCATGCCCGGATTCCATTTCTTCAGGTATGTTTTCTTGCTCATAGCCTGCGTGTTGATTGATTGCATGTCGAGAAGCTTTTCGTCCTGCTCATCCTCAAGCAATGGATATATGTTCTCTACTTGGATAGCCATGTCCGGCAACTCCGGCAAGCTTTCGAGCTTGTAGGCTTTCGTCATTTCTATGATTGCCCACGCCATCCACTCAAGAGCCGGCCTCCAAGACGTATATTTTTCTTCGCATCTAGTCACAAGCTGCCAATACAGAGCCTTCATGGATTTGCCTGAAGTCATGATGCCCTTGAGCTCATCAAGGTTAAGCCTCGGCACGTTCAGCACCTCATGCATTTCTGTGACCGCTCTGGACAATGTCTTTTCCAGTTTGTCGCCATAGCTGAACTGGCTTTCTAGCTTCTTCATGTCTACGTTGCCATTTGCCTCGATTGCCTGCTGAAGGTCTATGAGCGCCCCTGGAGCTATCTTGATATACTTCAGGCTGTCCTCTGAAGCGTTTGTTGCAACTGTCTGAGGGAACATGTTGAACCGCAGAGCATCGACATCATCGCTCGAAAGCCTATTGAACGCCTTCTGGTTGTCCATGAGCTCCGTGACATCTGATTCGCCCTTGAGGTCTCCCGTGAGGCCATCGTTTATTATGACGTATGCGGGAATGAATGAAAGGCCTGTGTCGTAGTCCGCGAATCTCTCCTCTACAACCCTACCGTAGCCGTCATATATCCCCTCATTGAGTATGCACCTTGCATTGTCCATGTGATACCTTTGCTTCCAGATGCGCTGCTTGCTCTTGTCCTCCGCTTGATTCATATGGTAGAAGAACACTATAGACTGAAGCTCATCCACATCTTCGTCCTGAGGCTCAAACACAAACTCAAGACTAGGCTTGAAATGAACCTTGATTGGCTGGCCTGCTCCCCCTGAGAGCTTCAATGCAACTCTCTTTCCAACAAAGCAGTCTCTTGCGCCTTTAACAAGCTTATCTGAAAACAATCCGTCCTTGAGAACCTTATTTACATACTCCTGTACTACCTGTGCGCCTTCCTCGTTTTCTGACACTATCTTGAATTCAGGAGTTTTCCCAAAGAGGAAGCGAGCTTCTTCCTTGATAAGCTTTTTAGTCCAGTTCGTTTTCTTTTTCGTTGGCTTATAGTCGAGGTCTGCCGGGATAGTCCAGTCCTGCCCTTTGCCCTCGTAAAATTCGTATAGCGAAATTATCTCGCTCATATCTCGCAGGACCTCATCTCCATAAAGCCCTTCGAGCTCCTGCCTTATTATTTCTAGCACTATCTCGCCCCCTTTCCTGAGTAGTTTCTCGTTGCTCTTGGTATTCTGACTACTGTGTAGCAAAAATACCTATCTGAGTCGAGAGCGTGGTCGTTTTCTTTGACCGGCTTGTCCTCTCCTCTTTCGGATGCCTTTGAATCCCATATATAGGAGCTGAACTCCTTGAATGTCTCCTGGCAACAGTCATTGAATTTTATAAGTTCTTTTGTAAGAAGCGCCGCCATGAATCTTATGCCATCCAAGACATCGTTTTTTGCCTTTTGAACCTTTATGTTTCGCTTTCTGAGCTCCGCTATGAATGAAGCTGCCGAAGGGTCTATTATGACAGCCTTGACCGGCAGTTCCCCAATAAAAGACTGGAGATCATCGGCAAACTCGCTGTCTGTCTTTTGCTTGCCCTCATCCCTGCCTGAATAGTAATATTCTTTCACCTTGTACCATATTCCATTGCAAAGGCCCCACAGTCCAAATGTTGTAGGGTTTTGCGTTCCGTAGTCTATCGCAACATAGTATTGCGTGTATGCCCTGTCAACTGTAGGAACGACGTGTTTCTCCCTTGAGAACATGTCGTATATGATTCCCTCTGCTACTACCCACAGGCCAAGTATATACCGCTGGAAAAATACCCCCGAATACATCCTTCGGTATCTCTCTTTGATCTTCTCTGAAAGCGAAAGGTTGTCGTCCATAGTAAAATGCAGGTAGAGTATGTTTTTCTCCTGCGCTCTGTCTATCCAATTGAGCTTGAACCAATGATAAGGCCCTTCGGGGTTACAGTTGAAAAACCACTTCGAACCTTCCACAGAACAACGGCCTGTAGCCTGGTTAACGAAACTTTCAGGCATTAGTACTACCTCGTCAAAGAAGCAGCCAGCCAATGTTATACCCTGGATTAAGTCTTGCGACCTTTCGTCCTTGCCGCCGAAAATATAGAAAAAGTTGCTTTTGCCGCCTTTACTTATAATCACGAGGTTATCTGCACGCTTGTCTTGAACTTTATATCCTCTAGATCTAAGCATGAGCTTGAGCCAAAACAGGACGTTCCTTCTGAATGACCCTATCGTCTTTCCGCACATCCCGAAGTTCTGCTGCTCAAATTCCTCCATTGCCCACATGACGAATGAAAGCGACATCGAAAGAGTTTTGCCGGAACGTATGGCACCGTCGGCTATTATGCCGTCCATATGGCTTGCGGGCGATTCGCCCATCCACCATGTCAGTATCTTTTTTTGCTTCCTGCTGAACGGCTTAAACTTGAATACTGCCTTCCTAAGCTTCATCGTCCCACACCTCCGACGTTTCTGCCCTCAGTGCGTCTATGAAGCCATCATCTTCAATTTCGTCTGCATCCTCTTTGAGCTTGAGTTTATCGAGCTCCAGTCGCTCCTTGGCCATGCTAAGCTTCTCTTCCTCGACTTTCCGCTTGAATTTATCAGGGAGAATATCGAAGTACAGCTCCAGCTTCTCAAGCGCCTTCATCCTGTCCTCGAACTTGATTGAAACGCCGTCTTTACCCTGCTTTACCTCTTTGATTATCGTTCCATCGACTACGCTGCTTTCGTTGAAGTCTACATAGTTGACCATCTTCATGACCGGATTGCCATCATCATCTACGATGGGCCCGAAAGCTCCCATGGCCTGCACTTCCTTCTGGCCGAATGTTACATAGTCGCTTATATCTGCAAAGGCTATGGCTATATACTTTTTCAGCACATCCATTGCATCGATGAAGATCTCTTCATGCATAGCACCTTTAAGCCTTTGAATCTCGGCTCTAACTCTAACATTTCCTAACAGCCTAGGACCTTGTACGTGCGCACTATCCTTCGAATATCCCGCCTTTATAGCTGCCATTGTCGCATTGAAGCTTTTCAAATAATACAAACAAAAAAGGCGCTGATTTTCAGTTAGCTCAGCACCATCTATATCACTTTCAGTTATTTTATCTCGGAGAGACTTCTTTTCTATCTTTGTTTCTTTTGCAACGTTGCGTTTCTTTTCAGCTTCTTTTTGCAACGTTGCAGTATCTCCATTTAATTTCAAATCCCATTTATATCTATTCTTCCACGATCGGACAGTCCCCTCAGATACCCCAATCTTTTCGGCTATATCCTTAAGAAGCATTTCTCCGTTGCTTTTTATATATAGTTCTTCACCTTGTATGCTGTCTGGACTTCTTTGCCTTGCCAATTACATCACCACCACCTCGCAGTACTAGGTTTTATTCATGAAAAAAGAGCCCGGAGGCTCTTGTGTTATTTTATATACTGTTCTAATTTTTGGTCAAGAAATTCAGTTATTATGTTTATTTGTTCTAATGATTGCTCATGACTTCTTATTTTTTCAAGATTATAATCATATTCTTTTCTTTCTTCTTCATTCTCAAAATCAAAGAATATATGCTTATACTCTCTTCGTACACATAATTCATACTGCCTTATCTTCGTTTCCTCGATAACTTTGCATATTTCATTTTTTTCTAACTCGTACTTATTTTTTAGGCTTTCAAAGGCTTTATTATAGTATTCCACAATCTCACCCCCCTCCCCATTCCCAGTATACTCCAATGGCAATTTATTTCCACAAGAACCATTCGCCATTTTTCGACACTGAAAAGGAGGTGGCGGGACTAAGCCCGCCTGAGTCAGGAGGATTTATTTCACGCATTTCGGAAACATGCACTTAAACACTGTATCATAATTACTCTTGAGATAATAATGCGACATCCACTCGCAATTTCTGCACTTATGGTTCTCTGCAGCCTTTACCTTTCCGTCTATTTGCTTTTTCTTTGTCTCGATGTATTTATTCACGTTCAAATTATCACCTCAAATTGAAAAAGCAGCCCCGCTGGACTGCTCTCTCGACTTTGTGTGCACTTCTTTTCACTTTTCCTTATACCAAGCATAACATAGATTTTTCTTCTTGTTGTCTCATGTTTGTCTCAAATTTGTCTCACGTTTGTCTCACACTTTTCAAATTCATTCCACTCCATGTACTTTGCAATGTCCTTTACTATGTCTTCTCTCTTCCTGTATGTTGTTGCTCTGCTCATGCTAAGTTTCTCACCTATCAATTCAAATCCAGCCTCGTCTCCGTACTTGTATTCAACAAATTCCCTGGCCTTTTCATCAAGCTTTTTCAGTATGTATTCAATTTCGCAGATCGCAATTTCGAGTTGCCTTATGTCCGATTGTATATCTAACTTCTCAGCCATTGTTTTTTCGAGTTCCCGCTCAAGCTTCCCTATGCCATTGATAATCGCTTTCTCCGCTGGACCTATGCAATCGCTTGATGCTGTTACTTTGTCTTTTGAATAATCAATGCCTTTAAGACAATCGTCTATTATGACATTGCATTCCTTAATGTCTCTGAGCACATTCTCTTTCTTTTTTTCCAGTATCCCCTTTTTATGCTCTAGAACTCCTTTTCTCTTGATGTTTCTGAAATAAGTATATAGCTTGCTTTC